ATCCAGTTTACGAGTTGGAGGAGGTTGAATTTTGTCAAGCCAGACCCGTGACCTATGGTAACGGATGTAAGATGGTCCGCAATGTTAGGACCGCAATGGGTAAAGATTGCCACTGTGTTAACAATATCCGCGACATCGCCACACGGAAAGCGTGGAGTACTGCTCAGCACAATGGGGGATTATCCTTGTCTAGGGGTATACCTGTAGTTGAGAAGTTTTACTCACGGTTTAAAGTTTATGATGATGTGGGTAAGCACCAGCCCTTCTCCAGTGTCACATCGATGCACAAGTGGGCCGGTAATGATACACCGTGTGAAATTACACCTTTGGCCAGATATCATTTCTGGAAGGCTTTTGGTCTCACTGGGGATGAACAAATAGCCCTTGAACAACGTCTTGAAAATTGGGAAATGAATTTCTGTGAGATGGATGGCACTGATCATCATGTTCCATCCATTCTCGACTATGCCGCAGCTTGAATCACCAACCACTGATTTGCAATACAAAAACGAACATGACAAACAAAATGACTTTGAAGAAAAGAGCGCGCAAGGTGCGCGAGAGTGTAAAGAAGTATGGACCTGATGTTTATAACTTAGCCGCCTCCATTGGCGACATGGTTTTAACGAACAACCAGAAGAGATTGGCTAATAGCTTAGTTGCCCGGAGTCGACCACTACTCACCTCGCTGGATAGAGCAATCGACAGGGCAACAGCCGAAGTCAATTCCGGTACCATGATCCCTTATATGTCAGGAGCCACCACAGCCATCGGTACACGAATTAAGAGTATAAGGCCGAAATTCTATTCAAAGGGGCAATCCGTCACGATTGTTCATAGGGAAGCATTATCTTACGTTAATGTCATTAATGGCAACGAAGTACAGTTGTACGGTAACATCAACCCTTACAACCCGTATCTTTTCCCTTGGTTATCAATGATCGCTTCATCTTACGACAAGTATAAAGTCAATGCTTTAGTCTTTGAGTATGTCCCTACGTGCGCTACGACCCAGACTGGCAGTGTGACCATTGCCTGGGATCCTGCTTCTACGGATTATACCCCAGACTACTTTGATCTTTCTAACATGCATAGCGTTCAGTCTACACTATGGCTTCCGGCCAAGTTGGCAGTGAAACCTTCAGGGATCAAGTATATGGGAGAACAGGTAGCTAACACCGGTACAGGTTCCGAGACTTACAATCATGGTAAGTTGTTGATAGGCACTCAGAGTTCTGGAACTGCTATAACAGGTACCCTGTTCGTGTCATACTCAATTACCTTATTGGAACCCCAACCTGCTACTGGACTGTCGACTGTTTTCAAGCCCACACCCAATGGGTCTGGGTCTCTAATGACTATAACTGGGCCAGTTGATGGATTCTCTACCCTAT